GCGTATTGGAAAATTAAACGACCAAAGTAACCGTGAGCTGCTACGATGTTGTAAGTTTCTTCTTCTTGACCGAAACGGTAACCGTTGTTAACTGATTCGTTTTCAGCTGGCTTGACGGACTATTGGCCCGAAAGGACCCACTAAGAGCCCTCACGCGGGGAGAATTTCAATCCCCGCTCGTGCCGCTCATTAGAACGGCACGATCCATCGCGACTTGATGTCAACGCGTCGCGGGCGTCCAGAACGTATCAGATGCTCGTCGTCGACGGTAGGCAACTCGTCGTGTTCCCCGTTATCAATCCCCAAAAGATAGGAGGTCGAAGCGGTTCTAGACAAGCACTTGAGTAGGGCACCGACACCGTCCAGAGGATTTACTGGAACGGTGGACTGGACCACCATGGCCTTGACTAAGGGCCGATGGAGATCCGGACAGCTACGCTGGGATTGATACCCCAGATGGCTGCGACGACCCAACCCCTGAGAAGAGGGCTCCACAATGGGAAACGGTAGTTTAAACCGCTCCAGAATGGAATCCAAGTGCCTCGCTGATTTCCACATGCCAGCCAGATAAAACTGGTTGCGCGTTTCCACCAGTGAGACTATCTCAGATACGTCCCTGCGGTTGACGGGGAGCAGACGACGGACGCGAACTATTGATACGTCCTCGCCATCGTAGTACTCTCCGCCACAAGACTCTCTGAACTTTCCTGTCCAGAAAGACTTGTCTCGATTGACCTTCAGCCCAAAAGCCTGGAGCAACCGAGTAACCGCCGGCACAAATTCTACGGGGACAATAATATCGTCCCCGTAGACGCGTACCCGACCCGTGAGGGATTGAACATCCTCACGAGTCAACGGGCGATTGAGCGTTTGTTCGACCCCGAGGAAGACAATGGTCGCAAAGACCATCGACTCCAACGGGAACGTCAACGCCGAACCCATAGACGCGAACTTGGACAGGCGTATAGATTCATCAACGCCATATCCGAGCACATCAGCCCTTCGGGACCGCGTCGCCTCTACCGCACCACGTAAGTGGGGGTGACGAGACAATAAAGCCCGTACATGCTGATTGGAAACACGGTCGGATGCTTCGCTAAGATCTAGCGTCGCCAATCTACCTGATGAGGAACCCTCTCGGGCCAGCTGCCTATTTGGCTGCTGCGACTGCCAACCGATCGTGCGCCTTGCGAAGTCATTTCGCTCGACGCACTCCGTAAGCGTAAGCGCCAGGGCCTGCTGCATGAACATCATGACAGTAGGCTCTTTTGCTATAACTCGCGGTGTTTTCAGCGTTTTAGGGACGAGGATTACCTTAACAGGTGTCTCCGCCCCGGGTTCACGGACCTCAAACTGATCCAAGAGGTCGTGGTACCTATGGTTAGGCAAAAGGACATCCTCTATTGAGAAGGCCCTGTCCAACCTTTCGGTCCACTGTCGCATATCCCATTTCTCGTTTCCGAGGAGGGAGTCCGCGGTAGCTCCGGGACCATGAGCGGGGATAACATCCCCAGAGTAGACCAAGTGGTCCGCTCTTGACAAGACGTCAGCCCATAGAAAGCAACTGATCCTAGCAAAATCCAAAAGGAGGTCACTAGAAGCGCTGCGATCACTAGCTTTAAGATCCACTTCACACTGGAGATAGTCATTTAACGCCCTCCGATTCCGCGCATCGCTGCACGGGACTTTTATCTTGGCCCACATCAGTGTAAACTGACATATGGCCCAGATGGCGGTCGTTGATGGCTGTTCCAGCAATCGACCCGTATTTCGATCGAAGACACGGTCAAGGAAACCCCC